ATCATCTACATATCCATCGGTTTCAAATGCAATATCCACTAGCATTGCCATAAAAATTTCCTTCCAGTCTTTTAACCTATGTTCTAATGTTGGATCTATTTTATATTGATACGGTTTATTTGGATCAGTTTTAATCGGGGTTTGTGTAAACAAAGACTTAAACGGAACACTTCTTATTCTTCGCCAGGTTCCGTGATCGTTCGAATTCACTTTCAACAATATATTACAACATAAAATGAGCTTCAATTGTGGTTTGAACTCAATCGGTCTTTTTGAGTAAAGCCCTCTTGCTTGTATCCTATCTAATCCGCTGGTCAATTGTTTCATCGCACCTTCATTTAATTCTTCTTTTTTAGTTGGTTCTACCAATGCAACATATCGTTTCCCTTTTAGTTGAAGAAGCTCGGGGGTGGCAGATCCTTGCCCAGCCCTCTCTCTGGTAATAAGGGAGAGAGGCGCTGGGCTTTGACAATAATCGCCAAGTACTTCTTCCATAAGTTTTACTAATAGAGATTTACCATTTTGCCCCATACCATAATACATATTGAATGTCTGGTTCGGTGTCGTTCCTATTAAAGTGGAAGCCAAATGTCTCCACATATATTGAAGTAATTCTTTTTCTGGGAATAACTGCTCCATAAATGTAGTTATCTCTTTTATAATTTTTTTATTACATTTTTTTAATGGTACATAATTAATCTTTGTACAAAATGAAATAAAATCGTCTGGACGGGTATCGCGGAATGTTTTGGTTTCAAAATCAATGACCCCATTATTAAAACATAGCAAATAAGGATTTTCATTCAAATTCTCTTCGAAATTACCAGTTCTGTCGTGAAATAATTCTTTACTTTCGGTCATTAATTTGGCTTTTTCTGATGTAGTTGCACACCGTTTAACAATATCTAAAATTTGAAATGCTTTTGCTTTTCTGCTTTCACTTTCATCTTTTACATTATCTCCCAGATTCGTTTGATCCCCTGTCCAACTTCCACTGAATGTATGATTTTTTTGTGAATATAAATCGCGCAAATCAACTGATATTTTTTCTTTTAATGAAATTCCAGAATCATCTTCTTTCCAACAAACGCCGTCAAACCGAAACCAAATATTTTGGGAAATACTTGTACATACATATTCGTGTTTGAATAACTGATGCAGTACTTTGGCTAAGTCATAATCAGTCGCTTTGAATTTGGGAACGGTTGAACTAATTGTTTGTTCAATATAATATTGGATTGAAGATTTCTGAACTCGGTCTACATCTGAAGGGAGCGCATCTTGTCTCGCCCAATAATATAAAGAATTTTTAGTAAGACGACTCTCTTTTGAACTATGATATGACCGCCAATTATCACATAGCTCAGGAATATCCGCATAATTGAATGATGGTGATTTTGCAGAAAAAGCGATCCAAACTATCAGTAATTTATCACTTTCATTTTTCAATACCCACGCAACGCGAATCCATTTATTATATGAACCTTCGCCGTAATAAGCGTCGGGTAGAATCATGACATAATCATAAACGGTCTTCAGGTCGTATTCGTATATTTGATTCGAAATATTATCTAAAAATGCATTTACCGCGTGGTCGAGTTCGTCCTTATTGCGAATTTTTGAGATCCATTCAATATTTGATAATTGAATATCATACTCTATGCGATTTATCGGTTGACTGGATGAAACTGATCTATTATTAGACAAATTATGTTCGGTTTTGAATCCTTCGTATTCTTGTATAAATTCATTTTTCATAAACAACTTTAAATGATGTTTATATCTAACCGATAACGTCTGAAAATTTTTATCCATATCAAATTTAGATAATGGAATTTCATTTGTTATAAATTCACCGTCTGTACTATCATAACTAATATTGTATGCCCCGGTTAATTTATACATCTCAGCATTTGGATTTTTTCGACATCCATATAATTGCCAATTTACACTACCCTTTGTAATACCCTCATCAAATACTTCGTCCCAACTATTAATTAATGGAATGTTTTTCCATATACTTGATATTTTTTCCATCATACGTTTGCGTATGATTTGTTGGACAACACGGTCCATTTGAATGCATAATAACATATGGATTCCATCTTTTGTAAAATTTTTTTCTTTGTTTCGAAGAACCCCCGGTTTTTCGAATAAATATATTGAAAAATTACTATTATCGTCTAATTGATAGATACGTTTGACTTCATCTAAATATCCACATATCAAATTTTGAATATCATTATGATCATATTGTTTTTCATCAATATCGTAATTATAGCGGAAATCCAAGTCTATAGCACATACCCCTATATCCATCTGCTTCTCTGTGAAAAACTCCTTCTTTTTCTTGTTCAAGATATCCCGCTTGAATAACTCAAGAAATGTGTCATATTCTATATCGGATATATGATAACTACCTCCCTTTGTACTTGTATTATCATCGCGAATCCTTGTATTTGTACTAACTTTATCAGACTGTTTAGTTATACCATGGCTTTTCAAAAAATCATATAGATTTGCATAGTTGCTTATATCTGGTATAATAGAAGATTTACTTGATACGGTGGTAATTGGATCAATCATTATTGTAATATAAACCTATATTTTTTTATTTTAGTTTTATCAATTTTTATATCGATAGGTATACCCACCCGTAAAGGTGTATATTATTTTGAACATTTTTTAAAATGACCGTATACGGTGTCGTTGGTGGCGAAATGCCGGCCGAAAAAGAAGATTGTGGTGGAGGGTAAAATACATTGGCAAACGTTATATTCATCACGCAATTATGGCTTGATTTTCAAGAATGAGGAACAATATTAAATTTAGAGAAAATATTTTACCCAAAATAATAAATGTGATGAAAAATTGATACGAATGTAAAAATATATGTGAATATATTATATATTTAAAAATGAAGTTTTGCACTAACTGCGATAACATGTATTACATTAGTATTAACGAATCTAATACTAATGAATTAACCTATTATTGTAGGAATTGTAAGAATGTGGATGATAGTCTTGCTAATGAGAGTACCTATATTATTAATAGTAATATCAAAAATGATGATATTCATTTGAATTATATTATTAATAAATATACAAAATTGGATCCAACATTGCCGCGAATTGACAATATTAAATGTCCAAACAAACAATGCGACAGTAATACAGATTCTGATAAAAAAACAGACATATTATACATACGTTATGATACTTCTAATATGAAGTATATTTATTTATGTAGTATTTGCGACACTAATTGGAAAACAACAGAACATTCATCATAAAAATTGATAAATAAGAATAACAATTTAGAAATAATAATAAGTATACATATCTTATAAGATGGATCCAGAAGAAGATTTTATTGAAAATAATAGTGATATTGAAGAAATTGAAGATAGTGATGTTGAAGACATTGATAGTAAACCCATTGATAGTACAAAAGATGTGGATCTAGGTAGCTCTGATATTGATCAAGATATGGATGATGACATCGACGATGATATTGAAAGTGATATCGAAAGTGATATCGAACTGGATAATAGAGGGATCACTCAAAGTAAAAATACTCAACTATTTGAATTATCTGACAGCGATGATGATAGTGATGATGAAAACTATTTACAAAAATTTGAAAATAATATTCAAGAAGAAACCATAGATAAGTATCACCCAGAACTACATCATCATAATTATGATGATATAAAACATTTGAGTGTTGCCACTAGAAATGAAAATGGAGTCATTGTCGATCCTCTACACCGAACAATGCCTTTCGTGACAAAATATGAAAAGGCAAGAGTTATTGGCGAACGAACCAAGCAGATTAATAACGGAGCTCTCCCGATGATTGAAGTTGAACCTACAGTTATTGATGGATATTTGATTGCATTGAAAGAATTTGAAGAAAAAAAAATTCCTTTCATTATTAAACGTCCTCTTCCTAATGGCGGTTGTGAATATTGGAAATTATCCGATTTAGAAATATTAGTGTAAAGTTTATCTTACCCGTTGACCATTTTTCTATTGATAAATTTGTATATCAATAGAAAAATATGAATTCATTTTGCATTGCTATTTTTACGACTTCCAGTTTTTTCCACAATCTAAACAGGTGACAAAGATAGTTGCTGGTTCATCTGCACTTCTTGTTTGAAGCTCATAATACGTACATCGCTTAGACCTGCACTTGCGACAAGTAAACATATCAGTAGACGCTTGTGCGTTATTTGTGTATTTATTTGCATCCCTTTTCTTTTTCTTATCAATAAGTGATTCCCAATGTTGCGGATTCATTTCTTGATGTGTCATAAACGCAAGTCTTTGTGGAGTGATGTCGGCATTTTTTAAATCTGTCAATAGTTTTTCGTTTTTTAAATTATGATATATACTACGTAAACGATCAATATATAATTGAATAAATTCTATATTATCCCATCTAATAATAATTTTCAATTGATTAGCTTCCTTCGTTGCATAATCCAATATGGAACATTCTAGTAGCTTAGACAAATTTTTATTATTTATAACATTGTCTAATTTTTTTGTTATATCTTTTCTAAAGACGTCTTGGTCGGTAATGAGTCTCATTTAATAATGATATACTTAGACTTTTTATATTATTATTAATTTTTATTTTCACATCAATTTTTATTTGGCAGTTATTCTTCAGAATAATCGTCTAATGCCGCAAATATTGTATCATTCGTGTTTCGTTGCCGCGTATTATATCTGGTGTTTACCCGCTGTTCTGAAACGTCTGTATTTTTCTTCGAACACGTTTCCTCATCATCCTCATCCTCATCCTCATCCTCATCCTCATCCTCATCCTCATCCTCATCCTCAAAATCATCATCATAGTCTTCATCGTCATCAACTATAAAATCATCTTTTACATATCCACTTTGTGTTCTATCCAATCCGTCTACATCATTGTCTTCTGAAACCTCACTGTCTTCCTCGCCAATGTCTTCAAAACCTCCAAATAATTCTTCATAAATTTGTTCCCATTCTTGAATCGTTAAATTCTTAAATTTATTTTTGTACATTTTTACAATAATACAGGAATCATAAAATAATATATTATCAATTGGTGGAGGGAACTCATACTTGTTTTCGTGGTTTGCTTTCCCATCAATCTTTCCATATACACGATAATTACACAATCGTTCCTTTTTATCTTTCATTTCCCAATTCCCGTATGACGATACGTCCACTTTATTTTTACAGTTCATTAATTTATATATTTCCGATTCGTCAAATTGCTCATAATGCAATTCTTCTAATTTCCCAGATTTATGTACTTTTACCACTTTTACCACTTTTACCATTATTTCTTTGTATGGATAAACAAAGAAAAAGCTTTAAATCAATTTTTTATACAAAAAACTTTTGTGTTTGAAATTACATAAATGTTTATTTTCAAAATATATATCCAACCATGTCTGTATTATTTACGTTAATTTTCAATATAATTGTATCAATAACTATTATTTATTTATTGCACGTATTATGGGAATATCTTAAAAATAATTATTCGGTGAAAAAAACGAAGGATTTAGTAAATATACACAATAATATGTATGAGCGGGTCATTGAAAATGTTAATAATATTAATAATAGTGAAAATAATACTACATTGAATGATAATGATATTGAAAAATTGAATCTAGATTTAGAACAACATATAAAACAACATCTAGAAATTATAGATAATACTTAAGTAAATTATATAAAGTATTGGGCTTATATCAAGTATCTGATCCATAATAATAGTAAATTATATTATCATGGAACTTAGTTATAAAGATTTTTCAAGCGTAATAAAAAAAATACCCAGGTTTGAAAACGCATATGAAACGTCTTCCCAAAAAGGAGAATTGTCCCTTTATAATATTACACTTGCTATTCCCACCGGAAAAAAAGCGTATATTTGGCATACATTTCACAAAAACAAGGACGTGATATACATTTTAGATATAGATAAGGAAAAACAAATTAATCGGGCCAAATTGATTGATACCTGTGATATTCATCCATTATCGCATAATACAATTATATTGGGTACAATTGTAGAAAATGAAGAAAATGCTCATAACTATTTTGTCATTGAAGACATATATTATTATAATGGTGTTCCTTTGAAAAATATTCCATTTCTCAATAAACTAGCCTATATGAAAGAATATATACATATTTGCAATAAGATGACCCGAGACAATGGCTTCAAATTTTATTTACCGTATATGTGGAATTATAATTCGAATTCTAATGAATTGCCGTACATAATTGAAGACAAACATCTTCATAATGTAGGATATGTTCCTCACCATTTGCAATATCGTTGTTTGGAACATATAGTTCCGTATATAAATGTTATTATTAATAAACGTTTGAATTTAACTAGTCAAAAAATCGTCAATTCCAACGTAGTTAACCAACAAATTTTATATTCAATCGACGCGAACAAACCCCAATATCGATACACTAGCGTATTTTTGGCACACGCCGATATGCAAAATGACATATATCATTTATATGCTTATGGGAATAAGCAATCAAAAGTATATTACGGAGTCATGCATATCCCAGATTATAAAACAAGCGTAATGATGAATTCAATATTTCGTAAAATCAAGGAAAATATTAATTTAGATGCCATAGAAGAAAGTGATGACGAAGACGCTTTTCAAAATATATCCCCTGAAAAATATGTTGATTTAAATTTGTCAATCGCGTTTGAATGTAAATTTCATAGAAAATTTAAAAAATGGTATCCTCTAATACGCGCACCATACAACACAAAAATCATTCATATCAACAAATTGGTTAGAGATTATTACTAGCATTATACCGTCGATCAAACCTGCAAATTGATAAATTTATGTTTATCAATGAACAACAATAAACCAAGTATAACATCCATAGTCAATGGTATCCAGC